ATGAAGCAGAGATAATAGAAAAACTTTCTGCACTTCCAATGTCTATTCCAGAACCAAGATTCGAAGAAAACGTTCCTGACAAAGTAAAAGAAGTAATGTTTGCAAATGACTTTAGTGGTTCGTCAGGTAGTGCTGAAGAAGATAATGCTTTAGTAGGAATGATTAATACATCTATAAAAGGTAATTTAATATCAGATCAAGAGGAAGCTGAAAGAGATGGAGTAGAGTATGGTAATGTAATGGGTGATATAGAATTACAAAACCCAGTAGCTCCTGCTGCGCCACCGGCTACCGGACAAGCGACAGCTGCCCAAGTACAAGGACTATTTCCAAATGATCCAACAAGTGCTCTGATTGCACAAAGAAGAGAACGAGGACAAGCATAATGGCTAGAAAATCTGCAATAGATAGAATTGATAATCATGAAAGAATTTGCAGATTAATGCAAAAACAAACTTTTGAGAGAATTGATAGAATGGAAGCACGTATAGCACGTATGGAAAAATGGATAATAGGTGGTTGCATTGGAGTAGTTTTAGCTGTACTTTCAAATCATATGTAGTATTAACTTCAAATGAAGTTAGTAAAGAAATATCCTTACAAACATTACAACAGATTCTCAGACACAACAGGACGTAAATACTTGGTAGACAATGTAAAGGTACCAAGCGTTACAACTATTTTGAGTGCAACTAAAGATAGAAGATTTTTAGATAACTGGCGTAGAAAGGTTGGGGATAAAGAGGCAGATAGAATAATGACACAAGCATCAACAATAGGAACTGAAATGCACCAGGTGCTAGAATATACTCTAAATGGTCAAGGTTACTTCAACGCGATGGAGGAAGGCACTAAGCCAAGAATGATGGCCAAGACCATACTAGACAATATCAAATTAGAAGAGATCTGGGGCAACGAAATAAGCTTAGAGTATCAAAATAAATATGCCGGAACATGTGATTTGACTGCAATAGCCTATGGAAAGCCAAGTATTGTTGACTGGAAACAAGCAAATAAACCTAAAAAGGAAGAGTGGGTAGAAGACTATAAGCTTCAGTTGGGTGCCTATTATTTAGCCCATACGGCTAATTACGGGCCCATAGAGCAGGGGGTAATAGCAATATGCACCCGAGACCTTCAATATCAAGAATTTAAGCTCTCAGAGGCTGATTTGAAAGAATACGGGGATAAGTTCTTACAGAGAGTAGATCAGTTCAATAAGTTACAACAACCAGTCTCTTAGGTCTTCTTCACCTAAAGTCTTAGCAGCTATCTGACCTTTACTTGTTAAGGACTTCATAATAGCTTCATCTAATGTATTTCTTGCTACAATATCAATATAAACAACAGTTCCTTTTTGGCCCATTCTATGAGCACGGTCTTCTGATTGTTTTCTTATTTCCAAGTTATAATTGTTGCTGAAATAGATAACAGTATTGACAGCAGTAAGAGTGAGACCAAAACCCCCGGTAGTAGGATTGCCAACCAAAAAACGGCACTTTGGATCTTGTTGAATACGATCAACAGCATCTTTCCTATCCTGAACACTAACTTCTCCATATATACTTACAGTTGATTCTGGACCATATTTATCAATAAGAAATTTTTTAATTTCATGAATATTATATAAATAATTTGCCCATATAATTACTTTACCATCCGTTTCATCTAATGTCTCCTCTAGGGCTTTTAGTTTAGATTTGTGTAAAGTCATGATCTCTCCGTCATCATTTTTGGTAAAACCATTACATACTTGATGAAGCTTAATTATTTCCGTAAGCTTATTAGAGAATGATATTGTACTATCTTCTACTATGGCCAATGCTGAAGTTCTTAGACGATTATATATATTTTTGCTTTCACCTTCGAGTTCAATGTATCTTTTCTGACGTACCTTTGGCTTCAGGTCTAGACATTGGTCTTTTCGTATTCTAGTGGAGAACTGTTTAAGCTTTGTTTCCAACTCCTCCAAACGCTTATAATATTTAGGAACGCTTATGTATCTACCAGAACCTACTGGTATATCAGTCATCTCTGCATATCTATTTCTAAATGCTAAATAACTTGAGAAACCTAATAATTCTGGACTTAAAAATTGGCATTGTGTATAAAGATCTAATGGAGATTTTGTTATTGGGGATCCTGTTAGTATCCGCCTTATATGCGCTAGTTTTTGTAATCCTAAAATATTTTTTGTTCTTTTTGCTGATCTGTTTTTTATTGTGGTTGATTCATCCACTGTTACAAAATTTAATTTATTTTTTCTAAGATAGTCTACACAGGCATCAAAACCCCTTTTAGTTGAAAGAGCTTCAACGTTTATTAGAAAGATTCTAAGGTGTTTGTAATCATCTAATGCATAGAAATCTTTAGGTTTATCTAAATTCCATTTATATATTTTATACTTAATTACTTCAGGCATATGTATTTGTATTTCAGTTTCCCAATTTGTATAAACTGATTTAGGTGCTATAATTAATGCAGCTGTAACTGTTCTTTGTAAAAATAAATATGCAAGATTATCAATGGTTACTTTTGTTTTACCTGTACCCATTTCCATAAAATACGCCCATTGCGTTTTTATAGCTGATTCGTTAAGAGCATTACGTTGATGCTCATATGGGATAGTCTTATAAGGAAATTTCCACATCTTGATTTAGATATAATTTTTTTGTTGCAAAGGTCAAGGGAATAAAATAAGAGTGCAGCAGGAGGATATATGGATATTGAAAAAATGTCGAACATTGACATTAATCAAGATAGTGTAAAATCTATTTCAGATAAATGCAATCATTTAAAAGATCTAAAAAAACAAGTTGAAGAACAAGAAGAAAAATTATCTCTACTAAAAAACAAAGCACGTGATTTAGAAGAGAGAGTCATTCCAGAGATGATGCAGGAAGCAGGTGTATCTTTGTTGAAATTAGCCGATGGTTCTACTGTAGAAGTAAAACCATTCTATGCAGCAAAAATTCCTGAGTCACGAGTTGAGGAAGCCTTCAGTTGGTTGA